CTCGACTATATCTCCCCGATGCAGTCCGAACCGATGCTGGACAGTCCGTTTAAGACCCGACCTAGTCCGAGTCAATGACAACTAAGACCAGAAAGCCCAAAGCCCTGCGAGGGGCAACCAAGCCAAGGCTTCACAGTCCACTTCTCAAGGGCGAAAACAAGCTGCAAGATGTTAAAGACCTCTGCGACATTGTGAAGATGCCACTAATGCCGTGGCAAGAGTTCGTGCTTAAAGACATGCTCACGATTGACAAGAAAGGCATGTGGGTTCGTAAGACAAACCTCATTCTGGTCGCTCGGCAGAATGGTAAGACCCACTTAGCCAGAATGCTGATACTTGCACACCTCATCAAGTGGAATACCAATGTCCTTATTATGTCCTCGAACAGAAGCATGGCACTAGACACATTCCGACAAGTCACACACCTATTGGAGACCAATGAACACCTTAAAGGATTCGTCAAACAGATCAGACACGCCAATGGAACTGAAAGCATTGAGATGCTATCTGGAGCAAGGCTTGATGTTGTCGCAGCAACTAGAGACGGCTCTCGCGGTAGATCAGTCAATGGATTGCTCTACATCGATGAAGTCCGAGAGATCACAGAAGATGGATTTAGAGCTGCTACTCCTACAACTAGAGCTCACCCAAACTCTCAAACGCTTCTTACCTCTAATGCAGGAGACGCTTTCAGCATTGTACTCAACGACTTACGAGAAAGAGCTATCGACTACCCACCTAAGTCTTTTGGATTCTATGAATATTCAGCACCCCAGTACTGCAAGATAGACGATCGCAATGCATGGGCTTTGGCTAACCCCTCTCTGGGATACACCATCACAGAAGAAGCGATTGAAGAAGCGATTGCTACTTCACCGATTGAGAACACGCGTACTGAGACTCTTTGTCAATGGATCGATTCGCTAAGCAGTCCGTGGCCACATGGAATCTTGGAAGATACATCCGATAGCACACTAGAAATGAGTCCAGGGGCTTATACTGTATTCGGTTTCGATGTCAGTCCTTCACGCAGGAACGGATCATTGGTCGCAGGACAACTTCTCCCAGATGGGAGGATTGGCATCGGAATCTTGGAGACATACAGCTCTCAGGTTGCTATCGATGAACTAAAGATGGCAGCAAGTATAAAGGCATGGTGCGACATTTATAAGCCACGGCTAGTCTGCTATGACAAGTATGCCACCCAGACAATCGCAGATCGCCTATCTAATGCTGGAGTAATTACCGAGGATGTTTCGGGTCAGCAATTCTATAAAGCTTGCGGGGACTTGCTCGAAGGATTGGTAAATCATAGGGTCGTTCACAATGGCATGACGGAACTGATCCAGCAGATGAATAACTGCGCAGCTAAGGTCAATGACAGCGCATGGAGAATTATCAAGCGCAAGTCAGCAGGCGACATCTCAGCCCCTATTGGACTGGCAATGGTCGTAAGCAAGTTAATGATCCCTCAGCCTAAGCCACAGATTTATACTTAGACACACCCATATCACATTGTGTAATTACTTGACAAATGCTATAGTTTTTGTCTATGGGTAAATTACTGCAAGCATTCGGTTTAGAATCTAAGCCACAATTACAAGCGCAAGCTGCACCTCAAGTGCTTGGTGAGTATTCACCTTATGCAATGCCGTTCCAGACTGCTTACATTGGCAGAACAGAAGCGATGTCTGTGCCAGCACTTATGCGATGCCGCAATTTACTTGCGGGCACAATCGGTGCAATTCCTTTAGAGCTTTACAAGAAATCAACCAATGAAGAATTAGGTTCGCCCGCATGGTTGGAGCAGCCTTCATATTCACAGCCACGATCTGTGACAATTGCATGGACTGTGGACTCATTACTTCTTTACGGTCAGGCCTTCTGGAAGGTCGTAGAGGTTTATCAAGAAGATGGTCGTCCATCTCGTTTCGAGTGGATTGCTAACAACCGAGTAACAATTACTCTGGATAGCACTAACACCTTTGTTAGATCTTATGCTGTTGATGGTATTACTTTACCAATGGACGGACTTGGATCTCTTGTCACATTCCAATCACTAAGTGATGGCATCTTAACAGCCGGTGCTTCAACAATCCGCGCAGCTATTGATGTGCAAAAGGCAGCAGCAATCGCAGCAGCTACTCCAATGGCAACTGGTTACATCAAGAATACAGGCGCAGATCTAGATCCAAAAGAAGTTTCTGGATTACTTGCTGCATGGCGTACTGCTCGTAACAATCGCTCAACGGCTTACCTAACATCTACTCTTGAATATAACCCAGTCTCATTCTCACCAAAAGAAATGATGTACTCAGAAGCAATATTTAACCTAGCTACTGAAATCGCGCGCTTGTGCAATGTACCTGCTTACTATGTTTCAGCAGACCAGAATAACTCTATGACTTATGCAAACGTGCAAGATGAGCGCAAGCAATTCTTAACATTATCTTTACAGCCATTCATTACAGCGATTGAAGATCGCCTGTCTATGGATGACATTACAGCCCGTGGCAATGTAGTGAAATTTGACATTGATAAAAACTTCCTACGTACTGACCCACTTCAAGAATTGGCAGTCATTGAAAAACTGCTAACGCTTAACCTGATTACCCCAGAGCAAGCGATGGAAATGACTGATCTAACACCTAACGGAAATAATGGTCTAGTATGAATCAAGTAATTACCTTCTCTGCTGATCTAACAGCAGACTCAGCAAGCCGCACAGTATCAGGCAAGATTGTGCCTCTTAATGTTGAGGCAGGATCGACGAACATGGGCAAAGTTATTTTTGCTTCTGGATCTATTGCTATCGAAGATCCTAAAGCAATCAAATTGCTAAGCCAGCACGACACAAAGAAGCCTTTGGGTCGCATGGTTTCATTTAGCGAATCAGAAGATGCAATCGATGCAGTATTCTCAATTAGCCGCTCTCAGCGCGGTACAGAAGCTCTAATCCTTGCAGAAGAAGGATTGCAATCAGGTTTATCAATCGGGGCAGAAGTGCTTAAGTCAAAGATCAAGGATGGCGTGACATATGTATCCGCTGCTCGCTTGGTCGAAGTAAGTTTAGTAACAGAGCCAGCATTTAAGTCTGCTCAGGTTACTGATATTGCAGCAGAAGAATCTGCTGTAGAAGAAACAATCCAACCAACAGAAAGCGAGACAGCCACCGTGGAAGAAACCACTCCAGCAGTCGAAGCAACACCAGTTGAGGCTCCAGCGGTTGAAGCTGCTCGTCCAACTGTTTCAGCAGCATACTACACAAAGCCACGCATTGAGATCACAGCAGCTAAGTATGCAGAAAACACAATCCGTGCGGCACTAGGTGACGAGTCAGCTCGTCAGTACCTACTAGCAGCAGACAACACAACAGATAACGCTGGTCTAGTACCAACACGCCAACTATCTGAAATCATCAACCCATTGGGTACAACAATCCGTCCGTCAATCGATGCAATCTCACGCGGTGCTTTGCCAGATGCAGGTATGACATTTGAGATTCCAAAGATTACACAGATGCCTACAGTTGGCGAAGTTGCAGAAGATGCAGCTTTTACAGAGCAAGATCAGAACTCAGCGTTCTTGTCAGTATCTGTTAAGAAGTACGCTGGACAACAGACATTCTCTGTCGAATTGCTAGACCGTACATCTCCAGCATTCTTTGACGAGCTAGTGCGCAACATGGCAGCAGCTTACGCAAAGACAACAAACGCAGCAGTTAACGCTGCACTTATCGCAGGTGCAACACTAGACGGCACAACCACAGCAACATACCCAACAGCAGCAGAGTTGCTTGGTGTAGTTGCTCGCGGTTCAGCTTCTGTCTATGCAGCAACAGCAGGACTTCCTAACCCATTTGCTCGTAACATGGTCGTATCAACAGGACAATGGTCAAACATCATGTCTCTAAACGATGCAGGACGCCCAATTTACACAGCATCACAACCAATGAACGCAGGCGGAGCAGTTGCACCTACATCATTAACAGGCAACGTTGCAGGACTCAACCTCTATGTTGATCCAACAAACGCAGGCGATGGCGATGGAACAATCCTCATCGTGAACCCAGATGCTTACACATGGTACGAATCACCAACATACCGCCTACGCGCTGAATCAACAGCAGCAGGTCAGGTAACAATCGGTTATTACGGCTTCGGCGCAATCGCAACTAAGGTTGCAGCAGGCGCATTCAAGAACAACAAGCAGTAATAACAAACTAAGTCGCTCTAGGGGGTCAGTAGCCCTCTGATCCCCTAGAGTCTTTAGAAAGGACAAGGAATGGCACTCACAACAGTCGCAGAGCTTCGATCAACACTCGGAGTCGGTACGCTGTACCCAGATGCCACCTTGCAGGAAGTATGCGATGCCACAGATGCAGTCCTACTTCCCATGCTATGGGCTAACACTAATTTTTCTATCGCTCACTCAAACGTTGGCACAGTCGGAACAATGTATTTCGACCAGAATGTTGAACAGACTTACTATGTAGGCCAAAGCGTAGTAATTACAAACGCTGGTTCCCATTTCAACGGCAATAAGACAATTACAGGCGTAAGCGGTCGCACTTTTACAATTACGACAAACCATGTAACAGACACGCCTTACCATCCTTTTAATCCTTTTGCTACTGTCACAGCTTCTACTTATGTGGACTGGGCAGAAGATAAAGCAATTCAGCAAGCAGCTTTAATGATATCTGTTGAAATCTGGCAAGCGCGAACCGCTACCCTTTCAGGTTCTAACGCTGTCGATTTCCAGCCAAGCCCTTACCGAATGAGCGCGCAGCTTCTCGCTAAGGTGCGAGGATTAATCGCGCATGCACTAGACCCTCGCTCAATGGTGGGCTAATGCCAGTTGCAGTCACTACTCTCCGAACTACATTAGCAACCGCTCTAGTCGATAACGCTAAGTGGCAGACTTTTGCATTTCCACCTGCCACAGTACTTGCTAACTCTGTGATCGTGTCTCCAGATGATCCTTACTTAACGCCAAGCAACAATCAACACATTTCAATTAGCCCAATGGCTAACTTCAAGATTATTATGACTGTGCCTTTATTCGACAATGAAGGCAACCTAAACGGGATAGAAGATACAGTCTGTGGCGTGTTCGCAAAACTCGCTGCATCATCTTTAACCTATAATGTAAGCGCAATCAGCGCACCTAGTATTCTCAACGCTGCTTCGGGAGACCTACTCAGCTGCGAGATGTCCGTATCAATCCTTACGAGTTGGAGTTAAAATGTCCGAGTGGGAAAAAGAGAATGAAGCCTTCCTGATCAAGATCGGGCAGGTAGCACCAGCAGTATCAAAGCCAGCAACTACTAAGAAGGACGAGGAATAATCTCATGGCTGTATTTCTAAATAACAATGTAGGTGTGAAGATTAACTCAGTCGATCTTTCAGACCATGTAACAGCAGTAACAATCAACCGCGTATTCGATGAGCTAGAAGTAACGGCTATGGGAGATAACTCTCATAAGTTCGTTAAGGGTCTAGAGTCATCAACAGTCACAATCGACTTCCTAAATGACACAGCATCTGCGAATGTATTGGCAACACTACAGGCTGCATGGGGAACAACAGTCACAGCTGTATTCCTACAGACAAAGGGAACAGCAGTCTCAGCGACTAACCCTCTGTACACAGTCTCATTGCTAGTCAATAACACAACAGACATCAACGGTGCTGTTGGTGACATTGGCACACAGTCGATCACATTTACTGCTAACTCAACAATCGCAGTAGCATCAACAGGCACATTCTAATCAATTAAACAAAGGGGCAAACCATGGCAAAACTAAAGATAGTTCGTACAGACGGAAGCGTATTAGAAGGCGAGATCACTCCAGCGGTGGAGTACTCATTCGAGCAGTACGCTAAAAAGGGCTTCCATAAGGCGTTCCGCGATGAAGAAAAGCAGAGCGATGTCTATTGGTTAGCATGGGAAGTAACACGCAGATCAGGTGAATCTGTTAAGCCTTTCGGGATTGACTTTATCGAGACACTTAAGAGTGTTGAGGTATTAGACTCAGACCCTTTAGCTTAAAGCGCGATCTTCCGTTCACCTATCTAATCGCTAGGCTAAGCATTAGATTGGGAATCGCGCCACAGCAGTTATTAGATCTAGATAAGACCATGCTCGATGCATTAGTGCAAGGGCTCAAGGATGAAGCGAAAGAGGTGAGCGATGCCAGCAAGCGTCAAGGGCGCGGTCGCTCTTAGAAAGTCTTTACGCCAGTTTAGTCCTGACCTTGCCAAGGCTTTACCTAAAGAGGTTGCAGCAGCTCTTAAGCCAATTACAAAAGCTGCTAAAGGTTATCTGCCAGATGATGGTCAAGTCCTTAGTGGCTGGTTAGCCCGTGAAGGCTCACAGGCTCGCTTTCCTAGTTACAATGCTCGAATCGTTAAGTCAGGCATTGGTTATAAGACAACACCATCCAAGCCAAACCGCAAAGGTTTTAGATCTCTTGCTCGCGTATTTAACAAAAGTGCTGCTGGAGCAATCTACGAGACTATGGGTCGCAAAACTCCAAGCAGTCGCTTCGTACAAAACCAACAAGGTAAGTACGGCTCTCAAATGAAGGGTCGCGACAAGATGGAAGGTCGTGCTTTGTTTCGTGCTTACGAAGAAAACAATGGCAAGGCTAGAGAAGCAGTATTGGCAGCTATTAAAAATGCGGCAGATAAACTCAATGCAAGAGCGAGAGGCTAATCATGGCTAATGTGTTAATTGATATTGCCGCGGAGTTCGTAGGCAATAAAGCCTTTAAGCAAGCAGATAGTGCCACAGATCAACTCACCAAGAATGTTAAGAAACTAGCAGGTGCTTTTGGTCTGGCTTTTAGCACAACAGCAGTTTTAGCCTATGGCAAGGCTGCCGTCAAAGCAGCAGCAGCAGATCAAAAGGCACAACAAGGTTTAGCCTTAGCTCTTAAGAATGTTGGACTAGAGCGCGATGCTGCTAGTGCAGAAGGATTCATCCAAAGACTTCAGAGCGAGTTTGGCATCATCGATGACAAGTTGCGCCCTGCGTATCAGGCTTTAGCAGTAGCAACACGGGACACAGCAGAAACACAAAGACTGCTCAATCTTGCTTTAGATATTTCTGCTTCGACCGGCAATGATTTGGGGAAAGTCACAGCTGCGCTTAGTCGTGCATATCTGGGAAACAACACCGCACTTTCTCGTTTAGGTGTTGGTATCTCAAAGGCAGACCTTAAGACTAAGTCTTTCTATGACATAACCACAGATCTTGCACAAACCTTCAAGGGTTCAGCAACAGCGGCAGCAAATACTTTCCAAGGTTCGATGGACAAGCTTGCCGTTGCATCTGCCAATGTCCAAGAGATTATCGGCACAGGCATCATTGATGCACTTGGCACACTTGGTGGCAACACAGCCGTGGATGATCTTGCAAATGATATGGAAAGAGCAGCACTTGGTGCAGCAGATTTCCTTCGTGGTTTAGCACAGATTGGCACATTCAAGGTTAGTGGCGAAACAAAGTCCTTGATTGGATTACTGCTTACACCGTTTCAGCGTTCATTATCTGCGGGACCTTTAGGTGCAATCACTAGACTAGGTGCGGCATCACGCATAGAACCAAAACCTTTTACAACTCCAATGACTGTTTCAGGTCAAACTCAAGTCAGACAACAAGCACAGATCACTAAACTGACTCAGCAACAAGCAGTCGCACAAAGCAAGATCACCAAGGATAAGAGAATTCAGCAAGCCATCGACAAAGCTAATCTGGCTCTTAGCAAGGGTGAAGAAGTTTTTGACTTAGACAAGATTCAGATTGCAGCAGCTCTTACATCTCAGGCAGAGGCTTTAGGCAAAGCCACCACATCATCGCAGGTCTTGCAGATTGCTAACGATACGGCTCGCCTGAATGTTAAGCGTTCCATCCTCGCTTTAGAAGATGCTATCGCTGCTAAAGACGAAGCAGCTATTATCTCTGCTACTAACAAACTCAATGCTGATCTTAAAGTGTTGGGAACATTAGGTGCACAGAATCTTAAACTTCTAGACATCAAGTCCTTGCTAGACAGCTTAAAGCCTAAAGATCTTATCAATCTTGCTAATCTAGAAGCCGCTTTGGCTTTATTGGCTAAAATTAATCTCGCTTCTACTGGCTCAAAGACCACGCCTTCACCAAGTACAGGCGGGGGCGGTGCTGGCGGTGCTGCTGCTGTACCTACTAACCCTGCTTTGCAGTCTTTAATTGACCTTCGCAAACAGACACAGGTTGGAACGGCACTTAACTTTAAGCTTAAAGAACAAATTGATGAAATGATGTTTAACGCATCAACCCCTGTCAGTAACCTAGTCGATGAACAAGCCAAGATCGCTAGAATGCGTGAATTAGCAACTACAGGCATTAGTGCAGGATCGTCCTTTGATGCGGCTCGATTCCGCATGAAAGAAAATGCAGACATGAACATCACCATTAACACGGGCATCGGTGACCCTAATGCTATTGCTGAAGCTATTGACAATGTACTTCGTGAAGCACGAGACAGAGGAACGCTAACAATCGCATGACATGGCTACCAGAGTGGCGCGTAACAGTAGGTGATGATGTCTATACGACTGTCACCTCTGTGTCGTTTGCATCTGGTCGCTTAGACATTGATAGGCAATGCACAGCAGGTTACTGCCGAGTAGAGATCATCAATGCTACCAATGCACCTTTCACCATTAATGTCACAGAGCCAGTTACTCTAGAGCTTAAAAACAGCACAGGGACTTATGTAACAGTATTCGGTGGAGAAGTCTCAGACTTTAACATCGGTGTGCGTAGCCCTGAAGAAACTGGCTACATTACTACTGGCACGATTCTAGGCATTGGCTCACTTGCTCGTCTGACTAAGGCTGTCTATAACACAGCACTTGCCGAAGGATTAGATGGTGCACAGATTAGCGCGATCCTCGGTGCAGCTCTTAACCTGTCATGGGCTGAGATAACTCCGACTGTGACATGGGATACATATCCAGCAGATGTTACATGGGACAATGCTGAGTCTTACATCGGCACAATCGACACAGGCTTTTACACCATGATTGCCCTTGCTGCTAATGCCACGGCTAAAAGCCAAACCCTTGCAGATCAAATTGCCACTAGCGCGCTTGGAACGATCTACGAGGAAAAAGACGGAGATGTTTCCTATGACGATGCAGACCACAGATCTAACTATCTCGCAGCAAACGGCTTTACTAACCTCGATGGCGCATATGCAACACCAACCTCTATCACCTCAACAACTCAGACTGCTCGCATCCGTAACAGCCTTATCTACAAATACGCCACAGGATATGGAAGCACCTACAGTACCTCTGACACAGACTCTATAGCCACCTACGGGCTTTTTGAGCGTTCGGTGGACTCAAACATCAAGAACCTTGCAGACATCACCGATATCGCCTCTAGAGAGCTTAAATTGCGTGCTACGCCTCGGGCATCATTAGGTGCTATTCGCTTTCGTCTAGATAATCCAGACATGCCGAGTGCGATGCTTGACAACCTCATCGGGGTCTTTTTTGGTCAGCCTGTGCAGATCAACAATCTGCCTAGCAATTTATTAGGTGGAATCTTTGACGGCTTTGTGGAAAATGTGGCACTTAACGCCACCCCTACTTATGTGGACATAACCCTTTATGTCTCAGCAACAGACTTCTCACTCAGTACGACTCAATGGGAAACAGTTATTCCAGCCTCTCTAATCTGGACGGGCGTAAATGGTACACTTACATGGACAAATGCGACAGGAGCACTAACCTAAATGGCACTATCACCGAACTATGGATGGGCTGAGCCAGATAACTCAAGCCTTGTTAAAAATGGCGCACAGGACATCCGCGCATTGGGCGATGCTATTGACACATCACTCTGGAATGTGGGCTTCGGTCAAGCAGGTAAGAATAAGATCATCAATGGTGACATGAACATCTGGCAGCGTGGAATATCATTTGCTAGTGCAGCTAATGGCTCTTATTCAGCAGACCGATTCAAGTACGCTTTTGATGGTAGTGGTACGGCAACAATTAGCCAGCAAGCTTTTACGGCTGGAGCGGCACCTGTTGCAGGATACGAAAGCCAATACTTTTTGCGCCATCTGGTAACTTCTGCTG